GCGGCGTCGATAAGAAGACGCTTTCTACGTTGTCTAGATGCGTGCTGTTTAGCAGAAGAAGCTAGCGGCGGCGGCTTTCTTGCGTCTCGAGCCGCGCCCCATTTCCAGACCTTAGTTTTAGACTTTGCGCCGGGAAGCGAGATCCATTCTGCGATATAAATAAGTTTTTGCTTGTTTAGCTCTTTGCAATAAGCTCGAACAGTCGCGATAGTCAGCCCCGTTTCTTCGACGATATCACGATGCGTTACAGCGCCGTCGATTAGCAATCTACACATCTGAGCGTATATAACAGCAGTCATCTTTATCATAGCTTTTGTCCGAAGAACTTTTTATTGTTGGGGAGAACGCTGTTTTACAAGACCAGCATTGCCATGCCTTTACTCGCTGAGATGCGCTATCGAATAACGTGACTATTGTTTTATGGTCACAAGTTACTTGTTTTGTACGATTATCGATATGCATTTAAGAAGCGCCTTGTTGTGCCATTTATTCGTAGAGCCGCCGTTCTCGTCTTTAATCTCTGCGGAGAGTCGATGCGCGATCTCGCGTCGTTGAGCCGACATAGCCGAAGTAACAATATCGCGTAGCGTATCGGCGGAGAGTGTTAGACCGTCGCGAGTGCGAAACGATCCGTCTGTATTAAGAAGCACACCTGCGTCGATCGCTATCGCGACTAGATCATGCGCTTTCACGATCCGACTCCTTGATAAATACCCCGCTTTCGTTTAGATATCCTTTCCTGTCCTTGATCTCGTTGTATGCGACCTCGAGGCATGAGCGAAGATCAAGCCCGGTCATCTGCGCGACGTTTGTTAAGCACACCAAGACATCGCCTATACCGTCTCTGATCTCCGGAAGGCGCCGCTTAACAATAGCGTCAGATAGCTCGCCCATCTCAGAAACCGCCTTCATAAACTGCACCTCTGGAGTCGAGTTCTGCAGGATTTGTCGATCTCGCGACCATTGAATAACAAGCTTCTCTAGCTCTTCGAACGTTTTCATGCTATCTCCTAAAGGTTAGGATCTTAACATTATCACCTATAAGAAGGCAACACCTAAAGCATAGTTTTTTAAGCTATAGATTGCGTATGTCAGATAAATAATCGTTATCGTCGTTGTAATAAAGCATATCTTCGACCCGTCGCCGTTGTTCGACGATCTTTTTCGTGCGCTCTTGTTTTTTTGTTTCGCGTGTAGAATGTTTTGGCATGGGCGCATCCTTTGGTTTTGATGGCGCCTTGGTTAGCAACACAGGTTTAAGCGCCTCGGACGCCCATCGCTCTTCCGTCCAAGCCCTTGCGTTACACGAAAGGCATTTCCGCCTCCTCTGAATTCCGTCTTGAATGTGTCTTGTTTCTAAGACCTGTGTATCGGACCCGCACGATTGACATTTCATAGATTACTTGGGGGTTGTTATGCCGATTGACTCTATGCAAGGGATACAACTCGAAAAGGGGTTGATCTACAAAAACAAGTCTCTTTTCCGGTTTGGTACCAATGAAGCAGTCGGGTCAACCGAAGAGACGATCTGGGATCAAGGCGGGTTGTATAGCTACCTCTCTTCTGCGGCGACATTGAAAGTATCATCATCTAATGCTAACGATTCGTCCTCTGGTACTGGTGCAAGAACTATCCTAGTCGAAGGGTTAGATAGCGGCTATCAAGAGATTTCTGAAATCGTTTCGTTAAACGGTCCGACTGGCGCCCTTACATCTAAGCAATACCTGCGCGTCTTTACGCTTACAGTCCTAACTGCAGGAAGCGGCGGAACGGCTGCCGGTAATATCTATATTGGAGAGGGGACGTTAACACTCGGTGTTCCTGCTACGGTTTACGGAAAGATATCCGTAGGCGAAAACAAGAGCCTTATGGCTATCTGGACGGTTCCTGCGGGGCATACTCTCTATCTTCAGACTGGCACGATATCAACAGGTACGGAAAGCGGCAATCAGTACATCACGACGAGGTTGAAGATTCGTCCTTTAGGCGGTGTGTTTCAGACCGCTTCTATCGTAACGATGACAAGTGTTTTTATTCCGTTTGATTTTGGCGTCGCTAGATCGATACCAGAGAAAACCGACATTGAAGCTCGTGCTATTTCTTCGGGTCAGGATCAGCAGGTATCGATCTCGTTCTCAGCTATCTATGAAAAAGACTCCTAAGTTACCGCCTCTCCGTACTCTGCTATAAGACGGTAAAACGCCTTAACTGTATCGGGCGAATCGTGCATCTCTGTGCGGCTCCGAATTCCGAGGATCGATCGTAGGGCGTTAGCAATATCGTCAGGGTTATCTGGGTCGATAGCGAAATTCTTAGCGTCTCGCAACCAGCGACCGAAGGCGGCATCTCTGCAGATCATGCCAGCCTTCTGAATCGCTTCGTTAGATCCTGCGCTAGTTTTTACCTGTCGATGTAGCGCGGCTATCGCGACCCATAATTCCTCATTCGGTCGCGGTAGGCCAAACATCTCTACAACCTCGTTCGCGCTCTCGAGCGGCACCTCGACGATAACCTGAGCAACCGATCGCGTTTTGACAATCTTGAAGTCTGCGTATGTTCCTTGTATAGCTCTCATAGGAAGCTCTCTGCAAGATCCCAAAGCTCGCGGTTAATCGTAATGCCGGAAGATGCACCGCGAATCCGGCGGCTAGTAAACGGCTTACCGTCAACCGTTACGCCTCGGACTCCTCCTTTAACGATGTTCTCTTGTGCGCGATTAAAGACCGCCCACAGGTCATCAGAGGCGTCTTCCTGTCGCCGAGCCTCTAGGATCGCCCGCCCCATCCTGCCGTCGTAGAACTTTTTTGATACCTGATCGACGAACTGATTTTGCTCGATCGGCGAGAGAATCCTGCTGCGGAACACCTCGATGCGCCTTGCGCTCTCCATCGCGTTAAAGATCGCCTCTTTAGCGGCGGATAAGGCTTGGCCCTCTGCGTCTGCGGTATGACGTACAGAGATCGGTTGAAAGAACTTTCCGATAACAAGCCCGTTAGCGCAGACGTACCGAAACAGTCCTGTATAGAAACGAACGGCGGACGTTCCATCGTGACTGTTCGTAATTAGGATTTCCGGATGAGTTCCGTTTTTCTCTCGGAAGTTCTCGTGGCGCATCCTAGCGAAGTGAAACGCGGAATTCGGGTTGCGCTTCTGCGTCCGCCTCTGCCCGCTATCGGAGAGATAGAACCCGTTCTCCTCTAGCTGCGTAATGATTGCCTGTGTATGCACCATCGCATATCGCTGGCTTAGATGGTCTGCTTTAACTGGTTCTTTAATGGCTGAAACGGTTTTCATTTCTTTACCTCGATAAGTCCTTGGTTCCATAGGGCAACATACGTCTTGCATATCGCTGTCTTTATATAAAGCTCTCTTTCTGCGCGGCTCATCCGTGTTCCTTGATCGTAGTCGCTATGGCAGCGATAGCAGAGCCATGCCGTCATTGAGTCGTCCGCTTTGATGCTTCTACCTTTACCGTGTTCTAGAAGGTTAGAGTGCGCCGCGACGATCGTGCGATCTTGCGTTCCGCACATAACGCACGCCTGATCTTTAGCTAACCTAAGCAGAGACGGCGACCTAAACATAAACCCTCACAAAGCTAGTCATTGGGATTAGAGCGCACGGCTCAATGTCTTGTATGTCGTTTCGATCTACGCGACCGCCTAGAACAAGCCGCATATGAACTGACCTATCAATACGGGCGAAATAGACTTGATCGAGTAGACGAACAACTAACAAGAAAGGAACCTGAAAGACTTCCGAGATCGTTATGCCAGCTAGAAGCTTATGAGCGCCGATCATGTAGCCGCCTAGCTCCGCTATACGCTGCGCGGAGTAGTCGCGACATTTAACTTCTGCAACAGCGACGATCTCGTTATCCCTCATGATTGCGTAGTCGATCCCATACTTAATGCCAAGCTTAGAAAACCTGCATCGCCATTTTTTCTGAAGAAAGAATGCGACAGAAGCTTCGTTAGCAAGATCTTTGTTGCTTTCATATAGCGGCCTAGAATGGGATTTGCTCATCTGGCATATCGTCGTCCGTTGGGTTTCCTTCTCGCTGCTCGATCTGTGACGGAACTACAGCAACGCTTGTAAAGTCGTTCCCGTTTTTAGACATCTTCTTCCATGTAGAGATCCGCCAATCTACGTTGTTGACTTTAATAAATCCTCGCGCATCCGGGTCGCGGAATCCTTCGCCTTCTCTCTTGCGGTCGTTAGTGCGTAGCATCCCTACGCGCTGCATAACCTCGTAGACAACAGCGCCCGATTTGGTCGTGATTGCCACTACCGCAAAGTTCGACTCCTCTCCTTCGATATTGATGCGACCGTAGCGGATAAGTTTCTGATAGCGCGGCTCGTGAAGCGCGCCGTTATTTACTACGCTGTGTTGCTTTTCTTCCATGACGATCCTCGATGCGTACATGCTGTACGGTTTGACAACTGTTAACGGTTTTGACGGTCCCTAGCGGACAGTAGCCGGGCGGCGGTTTTACGTCTTTAAGCAATGCCGGAAGGTCTACTACCGGGGTGGCGCAACCTGTCAGCAAGACGAGTGCTATAAGCGATAAAAGCTTCATGACTTGATCTGAAAGTAGGTTAGTGGCTTTGCTCGATAAGAATCTACAGAGACTTGAGATAAGTATTTTTCTTGAATCTTTTTCCAGTTAATAGCTCCTTCTCGGGTAATCTTCTGAACTTCTACACCATAACCGAAGTCTGTATCAGTGCGGCGGGCTTTGAGAAGTTTTTCTTTCGCTTCGTCTAGCTTAGCGCTCGCTTTGTCTAGTTCTTGTTTAGCCGCGATGTAAGCTTGAGCTAGCGCCTTCCAGTCGTCGTCGTCTCGAGAACGGATCGACGGCCAGAACTCGTCCCATGCGTCTTGAATAGTCTTCCACGCCTCATGGTTTGGAAGAACTTCCAGTGTCGAATATTTCTGAGCTTGATGATTCCATAGCACATAGTGACAACGCTCGGCCTCGCATACCATTAGCTGATGCTGCATCTGCATAAAATCGTAGATCGCAACACTATCGATAGATGCTAGGCTAAAGCGTTCGTTGTCCGTACTCCAAGGAACCTTGATTTCGATAATCGATTTACCGTCTAACGAGATACCGTCAAGACTGGCGCCGTACTCGCCGTTTACGAAGACTGCGGGACGGAAGATCTCGCCGGTCATAGATTCGAATGCCGCTCGAGCTATTGGCTCCTGTTCCTTCCCTTTAGTCATGGCGGCGTTTTCGTACTGCCCCTTTCCGTCTACCTTCGCTGCGCGAATCGACGCTCGGTTTGCGTAAGGAGAAACACCGAGAACGGCTGGCGTCTCTGACGCCATTCGAAGACGGCGGCGCATCGCTAGCCACTCTGCCGTCCCTTGCTCTACCTGAACCTCGGTCTTCATACTTCGCTCCGGTCGCGGCGCTGAAGCGAACTCATAACCGTTGCAAACTTAACGACAGGGATATCTCGGATTGACGCAACCTTGGCCCACTTAAGGATGTTGTCGATCTCTACGTTAACCTTGGCGGCTAGCTGTTCGATCGATGCGGCCTGTTCTTCAGAGATACGAGAATCGATTGGCTCTTGAGTGGTGTGATCTGCGTCGTTATCGCCCTCGGTCGGGATGCAGAACGACTGAAAGGCGGCGTACTTGTAGGCGGCGCTCATGGCTTTGTTGGTGCTTTTATCTCCGGAGTCCATCGCCTCACCAAATACTGAGATCGTGTGCTTCGATCCGTCATGGCTAGAGATAAAATCGAACTCAACTTGTACCGTTGTATAGAACAGGATTGACCCTTTAACGGTAGTGCGCTCGACAAGCTCGCGGGAGATAACGCGAGGCAGAATTACAAGACCGGCGCGGGCAAGAATCGGGGAGAGCTTGTTATATACATCGTCGATGCTTCGAAACTTATAGCCCTGTTGACTGTTGTTGCGATCCTTGCTAATCCCTGTTTCCGCAATCTCTTGAGATACTGCTGCGATAAGCTGATAGACGTTCTTCATCTACGTTTCCTGTTAATGTTGATCGATGCTACGGTTAGGATCTTAACACCATAAAATTACCGTGTCAAGCTATTCGGCAAGGATAAAACGAGAAATGAACAAATATAGAGCCAAGCGAACGATCGTTGACAACAAGTCTTTTCATTCAAAGAAAGAAGCGAACCGCTATGTGCAGTTGCGCACACTCGAGTCTGTCGGGGCGATCTCGCTGCTAGAGTGTCAGCCGCGCATTCCGTTGCTAGTCAACGGGAAAAAGATCGGCGTTTACGTTGGGGACTTCCGTTACGTTGAACATAACGTTATAGTGATTGAAGACGTAAAGTCTGTGGCGACCAAGACGCCTCTATACCGCCTTAAAAAAGCAATATTAGAGACGTATACTCCACCTATCTTAATTCGTGAAACATAGCCCCATCCGGTCGCTACTGCCGCTATACAGCGGGGAGGATTCGGATGCTTCGCTACCTTCTTCTCCTCTTCCCTGTCGTTGCCTTCGGGCAAGACACGACAATTAACTATCGCGGACAACCGCCCGCTACGGCGATATCGCCGAGCATAAGTATGATGTCGCAGGACGTATGTGCCGTCCCGGTCTCAGGCGCCGTCTCCTCGACAGTAATCGGCTTCTCCGGCGGGACGGTTGTGCATGACGAGAACTGTCAGCGCATAAAGCTTGCAAAAGTCCTGAATGACGTTGGCCTTAAGGTTAGCGCCGTTGCGGTGCTGTGCCAAGACTTGCGCGTTTGGGAGGCGATGGAGATGAGCGGAAGCCCTTGTCCGATTGGTGGAGCGATTGGAAATGTTGCGAGAAATGCTTGGATACAGCTACATCCGGAGCGGTTTCAGAAGCTTTATGGCAAAGTTCCTTCTCTCGCTGATACTTCTTCTGGGGACTAGCGATGCAATTTCTCAGGTCTGCGCTTGCGCTCCTATCCCGAATTCAGGAACGACGTGCCACAAAAGAATTACCCGAGTCGAGCCATGTTCAAACGGAGCGGTCGGCGGGGAATTCCAACATCGAGACTCGACCTGTACTAACGGAGTCCTCTTCGATTCAGGCTGGTACATTGGACAGAACAGTTGTCAAATTAAGCCCGCCACAACCCCAGACCATCCAATTGTTATCCCCCCAACAATCGTTAAGCCAATCGAAGCAATCTGTACAACAAAAACCGAAACGCAAACGCAAGCCTGTCAAACCGGGTTCACAGGTATTAAAAAGCTCTCGCGCTCGAGCGTCTGTAAAAGCGAGCGTGGCGAAGCCGTCTGGGGAAACTGGATAACGGAAGATCTATGTGTGCGAATACCGGCGCATCCTTTGAGCGTAAGTTCGCTTGCGAGCTTACCGAAAACACACACCCATGCTACAGAGTCGCATCACGTTCCTGTAACTGCGCCACCACCTGCGCCGACGACGACATCGACGCCGACGCAACCAAGCCCTCTAGCGAACCGCAGAACGCAATCGGTTCCAGAGGCAATTAAGCTGTCGCCGCAAACTATTCCGCGACAGGTTGCAATAACACAGGAGTTACCAGATGCCATCCGACGAGAACAAGAGTTACTCGGTCAACTTCTCATCGCAGATGATTCTTGGCTTGATCCTAACGGGCCTTCCCGTAATCGGTGGGACGGCTTACGGCGGAATGAAGTTCTATGGTCGAATGATTGAAACAATCGAGGCTGTCGACCGGTTTAAGCCGTATAACGATGCTGAGATTCGCGAGCAGATGAAGACATTGCAGATCGAGATGCAAGCAATTAAAGAGCGACAAATTCAAACAGCGGAGGCGGTTGTCCGTATTGCGGAACGATCTTCGGATGCGATCGCGTTATCTCGAGAGACAAAAGCGATGGCGCTAGGTAGCGCGACAGAGTCGGCGGCGATGGGGCGTGAGACTAAATCGGTAGCGGAAAGCCAAGTTCGCGAGATAAAGTCGGCCTTAGAAAGCCAACAACGGGAGCTTAAGATTGCTTTGACAAGTCAGCAGAAAGAAATCGAAGCGAAGCTCGTTACCCTAAAGCAAGACCTAGATGCAACAGCGGCGGCGCTTCGCTCTGAGATGAACATACTTAAACGAGCAACCACTAATCCGCTGGGGCGCTAATGAGTACAGCAGAACAAAATTTTAAGTGGTCGTTAGGCGGGTTTGTAATATGCCTTGTTCTTGCTCTTCTTGTCGGATGCGAAGAACGGTTTCGGTATACCTGTCAAGATCCGAAGAACTGGCAGACGCCAGAATGTAAGCGACCAGATTGCGCAATAAACGGTGTATGCCCTGACCAGCTAAACCGGCCTACCGACATGAAATCGGAGCGTGAACCATGATAAATAAGTCGCCAGAGCAGATGGACGCGACCTTACGATTTATTATTGGAATCGTATTCGCGATGACAGTGATGGGGATGGTGTTCTTTTCGCTCTATTCTTTGGTGTTCGTTACGCAGCCTATGAGCGGAATCGCTCCAGCCGACAAGCAATTTTTCTTCTTGCTATCAGATATGAGTAAGTACATATTAGGCTCGCTAGCCACATTGTTGGCGATCAAAGGCAAGGATGTTCTAAACGCAAAAACGCCGGAACCACAAGCGGAAAAGGAGAAAGAAGATGCTACCCCTCGGGCCACTTCTTGAAGTTGGGTCTAAGATTTTGGATCGGGTGCTTCCCGATCCGGAAGCGGCGGCTAAGGCAAAGCAAGAACTTGCCGCGCTCGAGCAGAATGGTGAACTTGCTAAGATGGCAAACGACACCAAAATTTTCGAGCTTAACGTTAAGAATACGGACTCTGCTCGGCAGATGCAGATTTCGACGCGCAGTCGAATTCCGGCAATCCTTTCTATCGTCACGGTCGCCGGGTTTTTTGGTTTGCTTGTCGGCTCGGCATTGGGCTATATGGCGCTTACTGGTAGCGACGTAATGATGCTATTGCTCGGCGTTCTCGCAAGGGAAACCGCCTCGGTGTACAACTTCTGGCTCGGGTCGTCGAACTCTAGTCAACAAAAAGATTTGTTAAAAAAGTAAGGGGCGGTCATGATTACGAGCCAAAAACTGATCGTCGCTACGAACTGTAGCGAAGCAAATGCAGAGAAGTATTTGTCAGCGATCAATCTGACCCTAGAACGCTATGGAATCGGGACGAAGAAAACAACCGCCGCGTTCCTGTCGCAAATTGCACATGAGTCGTCAAGCCTAAACACGATTGTTGAGAACCTTAACTATCGTGTAGCGGCTCTTACCGCCTTGTTTGGCCGGCAGAGGATCTCGGATGAACAGGCAAAAATGTTTGGCCGTGATGACACAATCAAGCAGCCAGCCAATCAAGAGGCAATCGCGAACATCATCTACGGCGGGGATTGGGGGCGCCGAAATTTAGGTAACACCGACGAGGGCGATGGATGGAAGTTTCGCGGTCGTGGGCTGAAGCAGGTGACTGGTCGGTCAAACTACGATCGGTGTGGCAAAGCCCTAGACATTGATCTTGTAAGCAATCCTGATGAGTTGTTAAACCCGATCTATGCTGCCCTAAGCGCGGGGTGGTTTTGGGATAGCCGCAGACGGAACGGGATTGAAGAAGCCGCCGAGAGCGATGACGTTGAAACAGTCACTAAGCTAATCAACGGCGGGCTTCTAGGGATTGAGCAGCGTAAGGATCTGTACTACAAAGCTCTCGAGGTTTTAGAGTAAGCGCGGAGTTCGTTTGCCAAGTAGCACATACGGTGACACATCACCCAAACATCCTTATGACTGCTAAGACCGTTGTAGATATCGCGGCAAAGGTGTTGAATTTCGATACAGATCTCACTGTAATCACGCGGGTGACTAGATCCGCCTGACATCATCTCCCGCAGAAGATGTTGCGCTTGATCTAGTTGCTCGATAACTTCTTCGACGTGCGTTGTCATTGCTTCTCCCCGGTTTGCGTATCGCCGCGAATAATTAGGGTCTGAAAAAACTGCCACTTTGCTACGATAGCAGGGTCTTCTGACGGCGGCTTCCATCCGTATTCGCGCCAAGTCTTTTGAACATCGGTGTTCTTCTTGTAAACCGGTAGCTCTGCGTTCATGGTATCTCCTAGAGTGTTTGTTCAATATCTTGAATAACGATACTTAAAGCTTCGTCTGCAAGGTCTGTTAGGTTGATAGACGAGTTCCGTCGTGCGCTAAGTGCTCTAAACATCATACGGCGGTAGATCGACATGGCTGCCAAAGAGTTGCTTTGCTCGAGCCTTGCGATTAAATCTTCGACTGCCATCTCGAAAGCTTCTTTTTGCGCCGTCTCTGCTTTAGATAACGGGATGCTGTCAATTCTCATCTTGCACCTCAACCGTTACCGTCTGAGACATGATCCTTTGTATCGAGAAGTGAGCGACTAGCGCCCTAGCGGATAACCTGCCAACCTCTTCCGGCGTTAAGTCTTTGTAGTTCGCTTTCTTAAGGTCAGAGAGAATGCTATCGATAAGGGCGATATCACGAAGGCTAATGTAGGTTTTCATCGGTGACTCCAAACCATTGAGGAACGTTGCGGTTAGTCCAGTTGGCGAATCGACGTTTTTCTGCGCGATAGTAGGCTCGGTATGCTTCGACGGGATCGTTACAGCGGTACTCGTCCGGCATAGCTTGAGGGAAATCGGTAAGACGAGTTACTAAGATTGGCGGCGGCTGTAGCGTTTCGATAACAAGCCTTGAAGCGTGCTGCTTTCCGTAACGGAATTTGTACTCGTCACATAAAGCGATAGCGTGATCGTAAAGCCAGAACCAGTTGCCTACGCTATCTCCCGCCCAGATAGTGCATGGATGACGCGGGTGTGTAGGTTTGTACTTGGCAGGTTGTCCGAAGCGGTAAGCGACGGAACATAGCATCTGAGCTGACTCGAGCGGCATCTTTACGACGTGCTTATCGCATTGATACTGAGCGGCTAGCACTGGATCTTTGTCTAGTACGAAGATGTTCATTCCTGCCCCTTGGTTGCATGGCGGGCGAGAATTTCTTTAACAATCTCGAACTGCCTATCTGTTAAGTGCCCGTAATAATTAAAGGCTGCAAGCATTTTCCCCGCGAAAATATTGTCTCTGCGTGGAAGCTTTGAGATAACCTGAATAAGGTCATCAATTGCTAGGACTTGAGCGAACTGCTGATCTATGTTCATGAGACTCTCCTATACGATCTACGTTGACGACGAAATAATAGTAGCACATAAAAAACATTAAAAGCAAAAATAAATATCTATAGCAGTATTGAACGCGATAAATTTTTGCTATCCGGGTTGCGCCGTTGCAGTCTTGTTGATAGGATCTATTCGCGCCGTGAGAAGCGCAACCGAGGGTCAGTATCAGTCTTTATCGGGCTGGCCTATCTGACCGTATCAAACCCGAAAGGGTGCGACCCTCCGGAATTCTCACCGGATAGGTCAGCGCCGATAAGGATTGGCATGAGTTTTCAAGTCATGGCATGGGCGGTTAAGCAGCAGACCGCAAACGCGGGGCAGAAGCTAGTTCTTCTAATGCTCGCAAATCACACGAACTCACACACGGGACAATGCAATCCATCGCATAAGCTCTTAGCGGAAGAGTGTTCGATGGGGGTTTCGACCCTAAAGGGGCATCTTTCCGCCTTAGAGCAGGCGGGGTTTATCTCTGTTGTGCATAACTCGGTAGAAGGGGTTTCGCTTCCGAATTCTTATACGCTAAATGTTGAGGGGGTAGGTCAAAATCTGACGGGGGGTGAGTCAGAATCTGACCGGGGGGTGGGTCAGAATCTGGCTACAAACCTAGAAGATAAACCTATAAATAAACCTAAAGATATATATCCTGCAGAGTTCGAGCAGTTCTGGTCGCAGTACCCAAGAAAGCAAGGGAAGTACGCCGCCTTCAAGAGGTGGTCCGTTGTAACGCGAGACTCTCCGGCGGAGCTTCTGATAGATCGGGCGAGGGCTTATCAGATTGAAACGCTAGGGCGGGATATGCAGTACATCCTACTTGCGGAAACATGGCTAAATAAACGAAGATTTTTAGACCGTCCGACGCAGCCGCGTCGTAGCTTAAACGCATTAGCGGGGTAACATGGATCAGCTTCTACAGAGAGGGATACACCTAAATCGATTTACACCCGGAGACTACAAAGCCAAGTGCCCGGAGTGCGCCGCAACGAGGAAGCCGAAAAACAGGGGCGATACGCCGCTATCAGTAAAGATTGAAGATAACGAAACGGCGGTATGGAAATGTCACAACTGCGGATGGACGGGCGCAGTAGGCGCGGCGACAAGGCCGAAGGCTAGGACGTACCGCCGACCGGAGATCGTCGCTCCTGAGCCGATTTCGCAAGGCATTGAGGCATTCTTCGCGAGACGGTCGATCTCGAGAGGGACCGCCGAAAGGTTCGGGATTTACCGGGCTACGCATTCATTCGGCGAAGCGCCGGAGAGTTGCGTCGCCTTCCCGTACTTTGTTGACGGCGAGCTAGTCAACGTCAAGTACAGGACTTCCGACAAACGGTTTAGGCAGGAGGCGGGTACGGAGCGCACTCTTTACGGGATTGATTTTCTTAAAGAGTCTTGGGGAACCGCGAAGCGCGTTGTGTTCGTCGAAGGAGAAATGGACGTAATCGCTTGCGCCGAGGCGGGGATTGTTGCGGTATCGCTTCCGGATGGGGCGCCAAAGGAGGCGAAGTTTGACGCAAACGATCGGCGCTTTGATGCGATAAGGGCGCACGAATGGATCTTTGAGGCGGAGTCTGTAGTCGTTGCGACGGACGGCGACGGGCCGGGGATGGCTCTCGCAGAAGAGTTAGTTCATCGTTTCGGGCGCGATAAATGCTCGAGGGTAAACTGGCCGGAGGGGGTTAAAGACGCAAACGATCTTCTCATGCAGTCCGGAGCTAAAGCGTTATCAGCACTTATAAATTCCGCAGAGCCGTATCCAATCGAGGGGCTGTTTAGAGCAAACGATTATGCGGATCAGGTTCTCGCCATCTGGCAGGGCAGGATTCAGCGCCCGCTATCGACCGGGTTCTTGCTATTAGATCAGATCTACAAGATTCAGCCGGGGACGTTTCATCTCGTAACGGGGGTTCCGAATCACGGCAAGTCGAACTTTGTCGATCAGCTAATGGTAAATCTCGCGATTCAACACGGATGGCGGTTCGCGGTCTTTAGTCCCGAGCACTCGACGCCGCAACATCTCCGAAGGCTCGCAGAGAAGGTTGTGCAGAAGCCTTTCGATCCCGGCCCGACAGAGCGAATGACAGAAGAGGAGCTAAGGGCATCGATCGGGTGGCTTAACGAAATGTTCTTCTTCATCGAGGCGCACGACAAGATCCCTACGATCGACTGGCTTCTATCAAAAGCGAAGTCGGCTGTAGGCAGACACGGCGTTCGGGGTATCGTTATCGATCCGTATAACGAGATTGATGCAAGGCGAGACGGTAACAAGCGGGAGGACGAGCACATTCGCGATCTAATCTCGCAATGCAAGCAGTTCTGTCGCACGCATGACACCGTTATTTGGATGATTGCTCACCCGTCAAAGATGATGAGGCAACAAGACGGGTCGATCCCAGCGCCAACGCTCTACGACGTTTCAGGAGCGGCGCATTGGAACAACATGGCGGACGTTGGAATCGTTGTTCATCGTGACTTCGACGCAGACTTAACGCGGGTAATTACGCGGAAAGTTCGAGAACAAGGCCTATACGGGACGATCGGGGAGGCGCATTTTCGCTTCGATATCGTCCGTCGCATCTACGTCGAGCATCAGGTAGGTGCCCCGGTAGTAAGGCACTGGACGGAAGACGCATAACTTTTTTTACGGCAATAGGTTAGAATCCTAACCTATGAAGATACGCCCGGAAGAGTTTAGAGAGTGGAGGCGCCGCCTTGATATTTCGCAGTACGAGGCGGCGGAACTGCTTCATTTCCGGACTCGAACGAGTGTTAGTCACTTAGAGACTGGCCGAGTCAAGATAACGAGAAGGCTATGGGATCTATGCTTAAGGATCGAGAAGGAGCGGCGAATCTTTCACAGTTCTACGATGCCTTAGCGCCGCAGTACGATGCTTTGTATGTAGACACAATCCATTATGTCGAAGACGAATTAGTATGGCAGTTAAGCGAGTCTATCGGTCCGCTTGGTAAGGTTCTCAGCGTCGGCTGCGGGACGGGAAACGATATTTCGATCTTAAGGCTTGAGCCAGAAAAGTCTGTGTGCGTAGACTTTTCGAAAAACATGCTGCGCATCGCCCGGAAAAAGTACCCAGAGTACAGATTCGAACTGCACGATGTAACTCAGTCCCCGTTTCGGTACAACGCAGATACGGTTGTCGCGTTATACGGGGTTGTAAATTACATTGGAATGCGAGCCTTTGTAAGGCAGGTGTTTCAGTCCGGCGCGACTAAGTTTATTGCAATTCTGTATGCGAACGGCTATACGCCGTACAACATTGACAATATCCCGCATCGATTCGGGGTGTCTGATTTAATCGAGCTACGACAGGCTTTCCCGTCGCTTCGGGTAAGCGGGCTGTCGTATTTTATGGATAGCAACGACATCCCGTTCGAGCCTCTGCTTACGGCGCAAAAGCTTATGACAATGCAGCCGTCTAGTCTTTCAGGGTGCAAGTATTGGGTTTGTTATAGCACATGAGGTGCAAATGACTCGGATAATTATTCGAGCCGTCCCAGAGAGGGCGGAGTTTATTGACTATCTAAAAGAAAAGCTGCCGTCTGCCGAATGGTGCTTTGATCAGAAAAGAAACGCGATGGATACGTTTCTTCGGGCGCTCGATATGGCCGGAGACGATCCGGTTGTACACATGGAAGAGGATGTAATTCTTTGCGAGTCTTTTCTATCGGATCTCGAGTCGGCAATCGCAAAGCGACCTACAACGTTAATTCAGTTCTTTTCGATGCGGAGTCAAGACCTAACGGTTGGGAGCCGCCTTGATCGCAACTTCCTAATGGGGCAGTGCTTCTATCTCCCCGCTTCGTATTCAAAGCAGATTAGAGCCTACTATGAGACATGGCCTAACAGACGCAGCCATCCTACGGGGTTAGACACGATGGTGGGGGACTGGCTTAAAAGCAGGAAAGAAGCGTACTGGATCAAGGTTCCGTCTCTAGTTAATCATAGGCAATGCAAGTCTGTAATCGATCCAAGAAGGTCTAGCAAGCGGCAGTCCCTTACATTCCGAGAATCTAATGCTCTATAACTCTGCTATAAGAAATGGGACTGTTCAGGAATCGGCGTGGCCTACCGAAAGGTTTGAGCATTACGGATCAATCGGAAAACGATGGAATATCGTCACAGAACCGCCGCCGAATGAGCTTTATCAATGCGATGTTATCTATTGTGAGCCGCCATTTCCTGCTGGCTTAAAAGTATTTGATCGGCGGGCGGGCGAATCAACTAAAGACTACACCGTATTCGCGGAAGCTTTTGCAGAGGTTTGGCGAACGATTTCAGTGCCTAAATATGCAATCGTCAATCATCGTTTGCTTACAAAGTTACCTGCGCCATCAGGGATCGTTGTTGTAAAACTAAACAACGCTAAAGAGCGCCTTGCCTATTGGAATGCGCCGAAGCCAGAAGAGGATCAGACGAACCTATCTATTTGCAAATGGCTAGGCAAGAGCTTTACTAGGCTAGGTGATATTACCTGCGGATACGGAATGCCGGTCCTGCACTTTGTACGCTCGCGTCCGGGGAATACGTTTTTTGCAAGCGACTATGACCCGCACTGTATTACCGTCCTAAGCCGCCTAACAAAAGAGGCGATCCCGAATGGTTAAGAAGCTTGTTAATGCAAAGACGGACATGATGCGCCTCTATACAGGCGTAAACGTATTTGATGCTGCATTAGCGAGGATAGAGAGGCTATTTAACGAGTTTCCGACTATTGTTGTTGGTGTGAGTGGCGGGAAAGATTCGACAGTAGTGTTTGAGCTTGCGCTTATCGTAGCCAGAAAGCTAAACAGGCTTCCTCTTAAAATTATGTTTATCGATCAAGAGGCGGAATGGCAAGCGACGGTTGAACAGATGCGTTACATGATGACGCATCCTGATGTAGAGCCGTATTGGTATCAGATTCCGATGCAGATACTTAATGCCACATCTACAACAGACTCATGGATGCATTGCTGGGACCCAGCGGAAGAGCATCGCTGGATGCGCGAGAAAGAGCCGTATGCGATTAAGGAAAACATCTTCGGTACGCGGCGGTTTGCGGAGCTATTTACCGCGATCCTTGAGAAGCAATGGGAGGGGCCGGTTGGTTATCTCGGCGGCGTAAGGACGGAAGAAAGCCCAGCGAGAAAAATCGGATTGGTGTGGAACTTGACCTACAAAGACATAACTTGGGGCAAGATTAATAACAAGGCGAAGAAAAAATTTACCTTCTATCCAATCTATGACTGGTCGTTTTCCGACGTATGGAAGGCGATTCATGCGAACAAGTGGCCGTATAACAGCATTTACGATGTACAGCATCGTTATGGGATAGCGCCTAAAGATATGCGAGTCTCGAACGTGCATCACGAGACGGCAGTTAGTCACTTGTTCTATATGCAAGAAGCGGAGCCGGAGACGTATGTAAAGCTCACCAACCGAATTGGTGGTGTTGATATGTCAGGGAAGCTAGGGAAAGAATACTTTATTAAAGAGCTTCCGTTTATGTTTCAGGACTGGCAGGAATACAGGGAGTTCCTGCTCGATAAGCTCATAACTAACCCCGAATGGAAGGCGAACTTTCGAAAAACCTTCGACCGGCAGGACAAGTATTACGCCGAAACCGAAGGCGAGAAGTTATGGCGGATGCATATCAATGCAATCTTAACGAATGATTTCGCCGGTACAAAGCTCGGCAACTTCGAGAGAAGCCCAACGAGGCGATTCGACTATAAACTCAAGCGAGAGAAAGAGCGCAATGTGGCAAACGGAACTACAGAAAGCGTTTGAAGACGCCGAGGACAAACGTGCGTTTATCGAAGAGGCTCGAGATATCCTTCATGCCTTAAGCGCGTGTAAGTCTCAGCCTATCGACCGGGTGCGGTGGGTGCCTGTCGATAAGGTCTTCGCAAACGATTACAACCCGAACTCTGTGGCAACGAATGAGATGAGGTTATTGCACACCTCTATCTCTCACGATGGGTATACGCAGCCCGTCGTTACGATCTATGACGCAGAGGCGGATCGGTACGTTATCGTTGACGGCTTTCATCGCTATACGATTATGCGGCGCTACAACGACATCCGTGAGACGACAGGCGGGATGCTACCTATCGTCGTTATCTCTAAGAGCATTGCGGAGCGTATGGCGTCTACTGTGCGGCATAACCGAGCTAGGGGGAAGCACTCCGTAGCGGGTATGGCGAACATCGTCTTCGGGATGCTTGATAACGGGGTATCGGACTCTGAAATCTGCAAGGCTCTGGGGTTAGAGAGTGAAGAGCTTGTAAGGCTTAAGCACGTTACAGGGTTTAGCAAGCTATTTGAAAACGTCGATTACAAGCTCGCTTGGGAGACTAAGCGGATGTTGCAACTAAGGAAAGAATATGAAGCTTCAAAAGCTCAAGCTAGCGCAGATTAAACCGTACTGGCGCAACCCGCGAAACAACATTACAGCGGTTGAGGCTGTAAAGCGGTCGATCGAGGAGTACGGCTACAACTCGCCGATTCTAGTTGACGAGAACTTCGTTGTAATCGCGGGGCATACAAGGCTCTTAGCACTGCGCGATCTCGGGTGGAAGGAGGCTGAAGTCGGCGTCCTGTCGCTATCGGAAGAGAAGGCTAAGGCTTACCGAATCGCTGATAACAAGTCGGCGGAGCTTGCGACATGGGATCAGGAAAAGCTCTTGCAGGAGCTTCGAGAGATTACGAAAATCGAGACGCTTGACGTATTTTTTCCGGGCGTAGACCTATCAGAAATGATCTCTGAGGATGTAGGCGCGTCATCGTTTAGCTATCCTTCGGAAGAGAAGATTCAGGCGGCGGCGAACAATGTCGAGACGCATTTCGAGGAAGCTAACGCAGGCTATCGTGAAGGGCTATATGAAGTTATCTGCCCGCACTGTAGCGAGTCGCACTTTATCAACAAATCAGAAGTGCTTGGGATGAAGCCGGATGTTTGATTTTACGATCGAGAGTGCGAGGGAGTTTATCGAAGGGCACGAATGGACGTTTGCCAAGTCGATGCCAAAGATCCCGCATTGGTACGTCGTAAAAGAGCAGTGCAGGAGCGGGTTCGAGTTTGAGGCGTTCGTCGCCTTGATTCGAAAAGAGGGCTATGCGAAGCGCTGGTTTCGCAGAGAATTTATTTATCTTGATATTGATGGGTGGTCATATTGGACAATGGGCGCACCGATACACGAGACGACAATTATCAACAGAGCGAAGAATTCCGGCACCGCTGTGAAGTTAGATGGGTCCTTCAAACAATTGTAGATAAGGATCGGTCTGCGCGTGACTGGTTTAAATCGTATCTCGAACTTGTAGAAAAGGCTCGCGGAATAGCAGCAAAAGATGCGCTACACCGCGATACCGTTAAACAATGGAAGCTTGGGAACCGTGGGCAGGAGCGCGACTGGAGGCCCGAAGCAGAGCCTCCTCGAGCGGTACGCGATTAAGCCCGAAGTCCTGATAGCCCTCGCGGATGATATCGAAGTACGGGCGGGATGGTTTTGAGTAACCGGTGCGGTTCATCTTGTAGGCCATCGCCGAGACGATCTTTCCGCTAGAGAGTGCGACAAAGAAGCTTTGTTGCTTGTATAGCGTTGGCGCACCTTCATAGGCGTCTAGAGCTTGCTCGTCGTCTTCGCTAATGTCCCAGACGGCTACCGGGACGCGGAAACCTGCGGCGGGTTCTATGTCGGCGACATTCCGGAAAACGAGACGCCAGTTAAGGATGTGACCGGTGTCTAGAACCTTAGCGTCTGGGCAACGGCGGGACATTTGAGCCATATTCATGTTCGAACCATAAGCTGCGTACAACATTATCAATACTCCGAAGGGACGATGAGGACGTTATTCTGAAGGTAAAACTTCCAAGTACCTTCTGGGCAATCCGTAAAATCGATCCGCTTGTACATGAGGTAACTTCCGTTGCCGTCGTGCATCTTAAAGTCTGCAGCAGACCCTTTGACAACTAGCTCGACCACAACGAAAGGCTCTTCTTTGACCAGATGCCTAACGGAACCAACGATATCAAGAAACCAGAACGCCTCGGCGTGTTTTGCAAAGAAAAGCACCCCGTCCGAGAAGCGCATTCCGGTAAAATGACGGTAATACTTCTCTGTCGAGAAGAACTGCGCAAGGTTTGATTGAAGCTCTGTTGGTTGCATAACGACTGCTCTCATGATGACTCCTTGGGTTGATTAGACTGAAGCGAAGCGGGCTTGACGGCTGTTAAAGTATTCGACCATAGACTGATCGAGGTTGGCGTAGATGTTGTCGGCGGTCGATCCGACTGTGTCTTTCCACCATTTGCAGAACGAATCGTTAAGCTGGCGGGTTCCGTTGACATAGAGCGAATCGAGTTGCTCCGTGCTAGCGAAGATCTGCCGACCGTCCGAGAGGCGGATTTCCCACTTCCGACCGCCTGCGTAACGAACCGCTGCGCCGTTGCGCTCGAGTTGTTCGCGGATCTCACCGTAGGGGCGGTTGGTTCTGCGGGTATACGAGGTCGAGGCGGAGATCTCTGCGGGACCGACGGACGCCTCGATGAACTTCTCGAGGAAGAGAACCCAGTTAACGATCTTGTCGGGATCGGTCGTGCCGGAGTGCTGGCGGAACTCGATAGTGCCGTAGCGGGTAAGGCTGCAGAGGTTAAGCTTCTGATAACGGTCGTTGGCGTAGATCGCCAACTCGCGAGCTTCTTGAACGCGAGCGGCGAGCGCCCTGCTTACGAGCGCGTTGTTTACCGTCTTGCAGAACCGGTTATTGCGGCGGCTTGCCGGGAAGATCGAATCGAACCAGCCTTCGTACTTGATGAAGCGCGACACGACCGACTTGATCTGATCGGCGGTCATGCCGTCCCAGCTAACATGAACGTGAAGCCCGCACCGACGGTCTACTTTGATTCCGGGGATGGCGTTAACAACGCTCGCGACCTTGCGAAGCTCTTCGATACCTTGCTCACCACTAAGCGGCGGTGATACCAGCTCGCCACCAATACCGTTGTAGTCCGTTACCGACCCATCCGTAACCAGCTTCCAACGGTTCTGAAAGACCTGATGAGTGTATCCCGCGTTAAACGCTGAGACTCCCGCTGCGGTAAGAGCATCTACTACGGTGTTGATGCCTACGCCGGTGAACTCGATCTCTACCCCGAATTTGAAGCCGTTCATCTGAATCTCCGTTTAGTTAAAAGCTGGTATAGTTAGAATCTTAACAGGGAAAAATAGCCTGTCAACACAAAAATGAAGAAAAAACACAAAATAACCGAAATATATTTATATTAAACAGCTTTAACCGATAGGCATCCTTTATCGGTCGTTTTTTGCGAAAGGTGAGAGGTTTAACATGACAAGGCTATCGCCAGACAGATGGCTAGAGATACGGAACCTGTTCGTTCACGGGATCGTTGATGAGAGCGGGCGGCGGGAATACCTAAGCGTTGACGCGATCGGGAAACGCGAGGGGGTTAACCCTTCGACGATTCAGAAGCGGTCAAGGGAAGAGAACTGGGTCGGCGCTAGGGCGGACTTCGAGCGGCGGTTACGGGATCAGGTCGATCGGGAGCGGCGCAAGGAGTTAGCAAAGGAAGCGTCTGAGTTCGACATTACATCGTTGCGGCTCGCTAAGGGATTGCAGAACGAGATCGCGCAGATCATTATTGAGTCGCAGGAAAACCGGAGGCGGTACAAAGAGGCGCTATTAAACGGGCGGCGCCCAGACCCCGAGCTTCGCTTGCTTGCTCCGGCAACCTTAAACTCGCTTGCTTCGGCTTTAAGCGTTGCGCAGAAGGTGGGCCGACTGGCAATGGGAGAATCAACGGAAAACGCGAATGTCAACGTTAACGATCAAAGAGAACTCGAAGAGGCTCGTAGAATTATTGACGAACTGGCCAGAGGGAAGCGCGAAGACGGGCCTCCTGTCGTACATTAAATGGGTTCGCGACGCTAGGCCAAAGCAGTTAACACCCGAAGGCGACTGGAATATCTGGCTAATTCTCGCTGGCCGGGGCTGGGGTAAGACGCGAACCGGGGCGCAGGATATCTCGTTATATGCGCAGAACAACCCCGACGTTCGCTGCGCAGTCGTCGCCCCTACGTCCGGAGACTTGCGGCGGGTTTGCTTTGAAGGGCCGAGCGGGATTCTTAAGATCACCCCAGAGGCGGCGCTGTGGAAGGGGTTAGGCAAAGCCTATAACGGAACCACTCAGGAACTTCGGTTCGCCAATGGTTCGCTAATACAGGGCTTTGCGGCTATTGAGCCAGACCGGATGCGGGGTCCGCAGTATCACAGGGCATGGGCGGACGAGCTTGCGGCTTGGCGATACCCCGACGCTTGGGATCAACTACAGTTCGGCTTGCGCCTCGGGGATCACCCGCAAACCGTAGTAACTACCACCCCAAGGCCGACGCCGCTCATCCGTGACTTAATGAAGCGTAAGGATGTGCACGTTACTCGAGGCTCAACCTTTGAGAACTACAGCCTAGCCGCTGCCGCGCTACAAACCTACCGCGACCGTTATGAAGGCACTAAGTTAGGTAGGCAGGAGCTATACGGAGAGGTTCTCGATGATATCGAAGGCGCTCTGTGGACGCATACCGTCATTGACCGCCAGCGTATTAAGCGGGAAAATCTTCCAGAGTTACGGCGAGTCGTGGTTGCGCTAGATCCCGCAGTCACAACTAACGATGAATCAGCCGAAACTGGCATAATCATCGCCGCTAAGGGCGAGGACGGTCGGTATTACATCCTTGGGGATCTTAGCGGGCGGCATTCGGCAGAATTATGGGCGCGGAAAGCGGTGCACGCATATTACGAATTTGAAGCCGACCGAATCGTTGGGGAAGTAAATCAGGGCGGCGATTTAATCGAGCGGATGCTCCGCATTATCGATCCGAAGATTACATATAAAAGTGTAAGCGCAACACGCGGCAAGATCGTTCGAGCCGAGCCGATTGCGGCTTTGTATGAACAAGGGAAAGTCTCGCACGTAGGCGCTTTCCCCGCGCTAGAAGATCAGATGTGCACCTACGCCGGTACTGGTAAATCGCCGGATCGATTTGACGCTCTGGTTTGGGCGTTAACGGAACTGTCTTCGTCCAGCGGGGCGGCATCGTGGAGAATTTCATGAGCATTATGGATCGTATTCGAGCGTTTGTCGGCCAGAATGTACAGACGAAGCAGGCCCCTATCGTTGTGATGAGCGGTATTGGCGGGAAGGCGCGGAAAGACAAATACGAAGACTATGCCCGCGAGGGATACAAAGAGAACGCCGTTGTTTATCGCTGCGTTAACGAGATCGCAAACGGCGCCGCAGCCGTAAAATTTAACGCCTATTACGACAAAGAAAAGGTCGAGAATCACCCTATTCTCCGCCTCCTTGCTAGGCCAAACCCAAGGAAAGCTGGGGTCGAGTATTTTCAGGCTCTCTATGCGTACATCCTTCTATCCGGTAACAGCTATGGCGTAAGGGTCGGCCCAGACAATCAGCCGCCGCGAGAGCTTTATCTCCTTCGGCCTGATCGCGTAAGGATTGTGCAGGGCAACACAGAGATCCCCAAGGCATACGAATACGTTATTAACGGGCAGGTACGTCAGACCTACCCTGTTGAGCAGGACGGAAGCAGCGAGATTAAGCACTTTCTTCTGTGGAACCCGCTTGATGACTTCTATGGCCTGTCGCCTCTTAACGCGGCGGCGCTCGATGTCGATCAGCACAATCTATCGGCGCAGCATAACGTCGGGCTGTTAATGAACGGAGCAAGGCCGTCCGGCGCTCTAATCTTTAAGCCGAAAGACGAAACCGG